TTGAGCCTAAATATCCACCCGTTGCGTCATAGATGGACTCTCTAACACCTTGGGCTGATTTAATCGCAGACTCTGGCAATACCTTATGCGCCACCTGAGCAAGCGCATCAGCACCGGCCCTCGCGCTAGATAAGAATCTAAACGCGGCAGGACTAGACTCCGACAACTCTTGCAAAAATCTATTGCTCTGACGCGGCTGATTAATCTTCGCGCTTATCTGCTCCTTGCGAGAGGGCTTGCTAATCTTAGTATCAGCATCAAAACGTGAGCGCACAGAGGCTTTATCAGCTTCCGGCACGTTAGGGGCTACAACCTGCTCAAAGTATTGATTCCGGGCGTTTTCCTGCTCAGTCTCATTTAATGCGAGAAAGTCGGGAGAGTTTGAAACCTCAGACCATTTTTTAGCCATTATTTCCAGAGCCCCGAATAATCACCGCCAGCGGGGGCAGAAGGCTGTTTCCAATACTGAGAATCTTTCCACTCTGTTTCAAATCCAGATTGCGCTACGTTTTTAATCATCGAAGAATAGTGCTGAATCTCTTGGAGAGCCGCCACCGCATCCTCCTCAGAGGTTGCTTGAGCCAAAGCACCAAAAGCGGCTTCCATCTTGGGCCATTCCGCTTCAGTCATAGAGCCGGGAGAGCCAGCCGACATTCTCAATTCTTTCATGCCGGAGGTTTGCATTAAGTCCTTGATGGTATTGAATTGAGTCTGGGCCCGAATCGAGCTCTTCTTGAGGTTGGGAGTCCAACTATCAACAAGCCCAAAGATTCCCGCCATGCCCTCTTTATTCGCCAAAAGGTCATTAATCTGCCTTTGAAGGCTTGCGTCAGACGCAGCAGCTAACTTAGCTGTTTTCTCATCGGATGCGTACTTGTCAATATCTGCCCTATATTGCTTGCTTCCGGGGAGCGGGTCTTGCCTTAACAGATTTCCATCGGCATCAAATACGTTTCTAGAGCCGGTGGGAGGAGCTGCAACAATGTTTCCTCCTGCGTCGAGAGTTGCGCCAGCTGGCAGCCTGCGTTGTCCCGTACTAATTAGAGCGCCGGTTCTCCTGTCAACTACAGTAGTCCCATCAGGGCTGAGATAAAACGGCATCCCTTGATTCTGCGGCTTAGGCCCAATCCCGCGAGATTGCTTGATTTTCTCAATATGCTCGCCGTAGACCTTGAATTGCTCGGGAGGCTCTTCTCCAAAAGTATTTCTAACACTATCCACAAAGTAATCCAAGGAGGGTTGGTCTACCACATCCCCCAGATTGTCGTTAATAAACCTATTCCTTGCCTCATTGAGAGCAATCACTTTCTCACGCTGCTTTGAGGCCCTTCCTTCAGGACTCTGAGCATACGCCTCAGCTTCTTGCATCCTTGCCATTTCCATATCTGCAAGGGCATTCCTTAACCGTCCCGACTTCATCTCGTTGACGCGATTTTCAACGTCAATCGGATTGTCTATTTGTGGCGCTCTGAAACCGAGTAAATAATTAGGATTAGGCATGATTACACCTTAGATTTAGATTGCCAATAATTAAACGCACCGCCCAAGTTATCGTTAAACGCATTAGACCTTGATTGCCACTTAGCTGCTTGAATGTCTCCCATGTTTCCGTAAACATTGGAAAGATTCTGCATCGCCCCTGCTTGATTGGCCGCAGCAGCCTGCCCTTGATTCGCCCGACCCGCATACATATTGAACAGGTTTTGTTTATACCCCATGTCTCTATTCCAAGCATTCTGGAATTCATCCGAAGCCAAACCCTGTCCAAATCTTTGTAATTCTTTTTGAGCTGCACCAGAGAATAAACCACCTCGCGCAGCCGCCCCACGGTCAATCGCTTGAGTCCCTTGACCCAATCGAAATTGATACCCTGCGTCTTTCTCCAAATCTTGTCCCGTGAATTGTTTATTTAACATTCCATACAAAGGATTCTCACGATTACGCTGATTCTGAGCCATTCTTGCCTTCACCGCAGAATCTAAAGCCGCTTTCTCTTTGTCTCCGAAAATAGTCTTATATCCCTTTTTCCCTTTGAGTCCAGAATAAGCTCCCAAAGCAGCACCGCCGCCAAAAAGACTGCCTTTTACAGCGCCTTTAATAGCCCCCTTCAATCCGCCGCCGCTTTTCTTCTTTTTGTATCGAACAAAATCACCCATCATGGAGTTATAGAGGGAGTCATAAGTATCATTCTCTCCACCGGAAGTCCCCATTAACATATTCAAATAATTATTAGAATCTACCCCCGATTGATAAAAAGGCTGAAATAACTTCCTTTCCTCACGCGCCAAAGCCGCCTGCTTTTTAGCCGCAGACTTCTGGGCCTTCGCTGCTTTGTTTCCACCGATAAGGCTAGAAGCAAGTCCCGCCCCGCCTACAATGGCTCCAGTAATTAGTGGCATTCTTTCACCTCTTTTCTTAATTCAATCATTTTCAAAGCAATCTCTCTACACTCTTCTAGGCTTAACCTTTTATGCTCCTTTGTCCCCGATCCCGGATGGTATTGCATGGACACCACCGAGGCGAAATACATATCAAATGCCACTAAATCTAAATCCTCCATCAATACCCTCGGTAGATGTTGTAAGTCCGAGCACTAACCAATGGAAGGCCCAAGCCTGTTTTAATGGGATTATTCGCCGAGTTTGTCCGTTTAATGTCTTTCTTGGCCTTATCCGCTAAAGTCATTATCAATTGGTCTTGAATCCCATACTGAGGCATTAACTCAACAGCCAAGTTGAGTCTTAACATCCTTTCGTATCCTACAGGAAAGGAAACGCTAGTAGACGTTGATGCAAACTGAGTTAATTGCTTTTTAGACGATATGTTCACCGTCCCAGTAGAAACGAGTGGATAAATGTACGCCGTTGCGTTGGGATAATTCCAGTCGATATAAATAGACTCGACCACCGACCCCGTCGTGGACTTGGTGGAAATTTCTTCATACTGCTCACGATTCAAAATCGAGATAGGATAGTCCACGTTGTTCAATGTGAAGTACGCACTATCAACGCTTATCGGTCTCTCACTGTTCCACGTGGCACCCGTTCCAAACGTATACGATGCCGCACCCGTGGGAGTGAAAGAGTCTGTTGTATCGTGATAGATTGTCAGCCCTTCATTTGATAACCCGGCCAACAGATCATTTAAATAAGTCAGGCCATCACTGGCCTGAATCGCACTGGGCGCAGTGTTCTCCTCAATCACTTTAAGATCGAGGAGCGCACGCGTTATTAAGTCTAATGCCGTTGCCATAATTTACCCTTTAAAAAAAGAAAGGCGGCAGAGACATTCCACCGCCCTCGGGGTAAATTAAGAAGTAGCCATCGGTGTAGCAAGTGAGCCTGAACCAGAAACAAAGCCAGTAATCACCCACTGAGTGGCACTGATAGCGGTTACTTTGTAGCGGTCGCCTTGAACACCACCAGTAGTAGTGCCGTTAGAGCTGATTGCTACGTGAGTTGTACCGTTAGCCGAAGCTGCCAGAGTGGTAGCGGAGCCGTTAATCACAACGTCAACAGTACCCAACAGGTATTGAGTAGCACCAGCCGTGATGACTTTCGCCGCGTTGGAAGTGATAGTGGTCACAGTTTGAAATTCAAACTCTAAGCCCGCTTCAGCCGTTGGCAAAGTGTAAACAACACCAGCCGCTCGGTCAAAAAGACAGAGTGCGCCGGATTCACTAGCCAACAGCGTACGAGTTGCGCCTACGCCAGAAATAAGAGGACGGCGTTGTCCACGAGCATATGCGCCTTCGGTGCCGCCAATAGTAAGTTCCTGAGCTGCCATAAAATTTCTCCTAAAAAAAGTGAATCCCCACCCGAAGGTGGGGAGGTTAATCAACCAGCCAAGTTACACAGACGTACAGCAGTCTCTGGACGGATAGTTTTGTATCCGTAGAGAATGTCTAAACGAGCCGGGAAGGTTCGGTCTTGAATGTGGAAATCGCGAACGATTGACATAGAGATTCCATCACACATTTCAGTGGCAGCGAAATCTACGCCATTCGGCTTAACAAGGTCAGCAGTTGCAAAAGTAAAGCTGTCAGAATGGTACAGCAATGAGATGCCGTAATCCGTGGAAGCAGTACCTACAATGGTGATGGCTTGGTTATCAGCAGGCATCGCACTTACGTTTTGCAGAGCTGCGCTAGGGCCTGAGCTGGAGTAGTACAGAGCAGGAGAGAAGCTGATTGTACCGTTACCGCCAGCGTAAGCAGAAGTAACAACGAATTTCTGCAAACGAGCAGTTACTTGCTTGCTCTCGGGGTGTACTTCAAACACGCCGGCAATGGTGAAAGTCTCGCCCACGTTGATAGCACCTGTTCCAGTGTCCACTACGATAGAAGTAGCACCGTTAGCAGTAGAGGCAGCATTCATTTGATAAGAAGCGCCAGCACCGCGAGACTGAGAAGGCACAAGAGAAGACTCCATGAATTCCAATCCAGAGAATTGGCCCATGTAGCCTTCTTTGTACTGCTTGGAAATCTCAGGAGAGCTATTGAACAGAGCAGAGTTAGCCACTACCAAGTTAGCATTGTCAGTCGTGTTCAACAGAGCCTTGCGATTTTCAGGAGGAGCAAGGTGATCCATTAACTGCTTACGGCCCAACATGGTCTTGGGATAGTTCAAAGCCGTACTAACAGAAGAAGACTCTGTGTAGTAAACGTCTTTGTGCATGTTCAGAGCGTCAGCTTCTACGTTAGCAGCCAGCATAGCCACAGCAGGCTCGATAATGCGCTTGCTGAAGTCATCCAAGCTCAAAGTCAGGTCTAGCGAAGTGAAGTTCAAGTCCACACCTTTAACCGTTGAAACCTGCAAAGTTGTGGAGGTTTCAGTGGTATCTTGTGCGCTCATGTTTGCGCCAGTCCGTACGCTGTAACGGTTGGGCAGACGGATTTTCAGAGAATCACCAATCTTAGCGCCTTCTTTAGCGAAAGAGCTGTCATATTGACGATTGATAGAGCCAATGAAGATTGCTTTTTGGTGCAGAACTCGGAGTGCTTCACGGGTCACTGCGGTGGGAGTTAAAATACTGTTAGCCATTTTAGTTACCTATTTTGTATTTGCTTATTCCGCTCCCGCATCCAATCATCTGCCGACAATTCGTCATGCAACCCTTCTGCCGGTGCTTTACCGGAGATGGGCTTGATGGGCTCAGGAGCCGCCGATTTCTTCAGAGCTGGTTTTTGCTTAAGTTTATCCTCAATCTTTCCAAGCTCTACTAATTGCCGACTCGGACTCATCTCAGATAGGCGCTCAATTTCCGAGGGGTTTTTTTGAAAATACAGATAAACCTGCGCGGGATTATCACATTCCAAAATGCCGTCAGCCACTACCGGAATATCTCCAAGCGGGATAAAGTCTCGCTCGTCTATATCCGATGTTGCTACAGCGTCACGAAAAACCTTTAAACTCTTTTCGTAATGCTGCTCGGCCCTCTCTTCTTCTTTGCGCTCTTGCCACATACGCTCGAAAGCCTCTTTAGGAGATTCTTCCGCGCCTTCTGTGGGCTGGGGTTGTCGCATTGCGTCGATTTGTCGTCTCAGCTCCGCTATTTCCCCTCTAAACTGATGTTTGTCTCGCGTCAGTCTGTCAATTCTTCGCTGCTCCGCCGATTTCTCGGGCTTGGCTTCTTTGACTTCCTCCGCCGGTTGAGGCTCTTTCTCGGCAATGACCTCAGTGGTCTCAGCTTGTTTAACGTCTTCAACGTCAGCAGTAGCAGTCTGCATAAATCACCTATAAGGTAGACAGGGCAAACCGGCCGGAACGGTGCTTCCAGCCTAGATAGGTTTTTTTCCAGAGTCTAGTGGTTTCTACTTATTTATTTTATTCTTCAACTGTAGTAGCGACCATTTCCCGCTGTTGCTTCTTCAGCTCGGCCAGTCTCCGACGCTTCCGGGCATTCATCACCAAATGGTTATGTTGGTCTTCAGCGTAGTCAGCCTCAGCCATAGTCCTATCCCTGCGGGCTTTTTTCATTAGGTAGGTGTTGCTCATCTTTTCAGGTAAATCTCGTAGGTAGTTCATAATCAAACACTCATAAAAAGTAAAATTAAAAGGTCATCCTCATCATCTCTCGCCTTCTGAATCCTTTGCAGCTCTTCCGCTATCTGCTGCTCAATCATCAAGGCATAGTATTCTTCCAAAAGGGCAATATAGACCCTTAAGAACTTATTATGCGTATCAAGTCCCTGCCGTAATAACTCCTCCCTTTTTCGCTTATCCTCAACATTCAGGGCTTGCTCCATCACCTCTTGTACAGGTTCAGGCAAAGCCTCAATTCTGTCCTCAAGGTATTTCTTTCTAGGACCTATCCAGTACTCACTAACCCGACCGCCGCCTATAATCGGTGTTTCAGGGGTTGGGGGTGTCCCTTCCCCTTGAATCTGGAAAGCATTTCTCTGGAAAGCGTTAGACTGGAACGCTGAGTAGCCCATTCTCTAAATTCCTAGCCAATCGCTCTTTCTCTGAAAGGGTGATTAATCCCCCCTCCACAGTCCCGGCCACCTCACCCTTTGAATCTCTCTTCCCTGAGATAATCCGCATTCCGTCCTGAATCTGAATTCCGGTAAATTCGGAGACAATCCGGCCCTTTTTCGTCGCAGGGTTATAGATTAAATACATTATTCAAAGTATCCATCGAAGGAGACATTGCCCACTACGGTCAAAGTGTTGGCAGCGACCGTCCCGAAAGGCCTGACGATAAAGGTGATAAAACAGCCCGGATAGACAATCAAAGGAGCCTGAGAAAAATCATTATCCCCACCTTCCACATAGTCACCCACCACTGTAGTAGACTTGAAAGGAATGGTATCTAATACGATACCCCGCGCCGCCACCACACTCGCCGCTTCAGTTTGAGTAGTCGCTGAAGATGTACCGCCTACGCCTAAAATGAAATTGAAGTTTATGTTGTTTGTAGCCGCCGCAGTCGCAACCGTCTTACCCCACTTGACCCCCGTTATGTACAAAGTCTTACCGGGAAGCGTCGCAGTACCGGCAGGATTCTGATAGGAAAAAATCGGATAATCTGCCTCACTGGTTAAAGTGGAAATCGCAGGGGATACCCATTGACCCCCGAGAGAGTTCACAGCAGGTGCCGAGGTAGCTGTCCAAGTACCCGCACCACGAGCCTGTGCAGAGTTAGGCCATCCAGCAGTCGCAGTCGCAGCACGAGTTACGGTAGGGCCTGAAGTAACACCCGGTTGGTTTTGGTAAGACCCACCACCTTGGCCGCACATAATCTGCCCATAGGATTTATTGGATGCCATATCTCCCTGAGTCACGGATAAATAACCGAGTGATAAGCTTCTAGCCAATGACGCTGTGCCTGAGTTGTACGTCCTAGCAAAGAAAGGCTGCGAAGACGCAAGGTAAGGCGCAGGGCTGTTAGCGGGAGCTTTTGTGTAAGCTACTAGAGCATCATTTATCCACCATGCTACATAACCATTGCATACCTCTATGATGTAATCATTAGGGTCGGTAATCGTGAAAGAACCTGTGCCGTTTTTCGGAGGGATGTTTGTGGTTGTAATCGCTTGCGAGAAAGTATCTACACCGGAACCACTCGCAGAAGTGGTAATAACCGCCAGCAAAGTGCCGCTTGAGATCATGCGGAAAAATACGCCGTCTGTAAGCTGCGCGGTGACACCAGAGCAGTATCCTAAACCGACTTCTGTAACAGCGTTGGTAGCAGTCGGGTTATTAAACTTTGCCGTGAAGTTAGCGTATAACGGGAAATTCTGACTAAGTGTAAAAGTTCGATAGGTTCTAATGTTAGTGCCTTGGCCGGAAGTAATAGAACCGCCTGAGTTCAAAACCAGATAGCCGAGAGACTGGGCACTCGTCGCGGATGTGTCGTTTTGTTGGATACGGTCTCGGGCAATGATCGTTCCCTCAAATGCAATAGAGAAAATCGGAGACTCTAAGCCAGCGCGTAAGCGGTAAGTGGAGTTTATTTCAGCCGCGAGAATTCGACGGGTTCCTGTGACGCTCCCGTTATCCATCTCTGCCGCCATTCCAGCAAACCCCGCAGCACCAATGCCGCCACCTTGTGAGCCATAAGGAAGGTTCACTTGGGAGTTAAAGTTATCATCTACGTTCGCTATGCCTGCAGCGCTGTCGCCGCCTTGAATCTTGACTGCCATTTTTTAAATCCTCTGAATTGAAGTTAAAACCCGAATGGTTCCCGTAGCACCTTCAGGGGCTGCTGCGTGAATCGTATACCCCACACCGACAGAAGTATCTGCCGACGCGGTGATGCTCTGTATTACTATCTCTTCTGCTGTGAGTCCGTTGGGGATCACTACACAAGAAACATAGTCATTTGCTTCAATGGACGTATCTGCCACTGTTGCTGTAACATTGGAATCCTCATCTGAAAAAGTTAAAGTTGTCACAGCGCCATTTCTTGGGAGAGTCTGTAAAGCGTCATAGACAGCGTTTTTCGTTGGAGCTAACAACGAGTCATCCCATGATGAGGAGTAGGCGCTATCTGAAATTATATTGTTATAAAGAGACGTAACTCCGGCTGCCGCGCTGTATCCAATTATATCGACACCAGGGGCTTCAACCGGAATGGTGTTTCCAGACGTTTCTCCCAGTATATTAAATGGAGAGCCTGCGAAAAAGGTTATAATGTTATATATTGAAGGAGTTTTCCCGTCAGAAGATGTAGGAATGGTGAGAGTCCTAGAACCATCTCCAGAATTTAAAATGGCAATACCGGGGCGGGGGGCCTCAGAATCCGTCAGTGTATAGTCAGCGTTACCCATATCAACAATAGAAAAGTTCCTGATGTTTCTCTCCAGAATGTCCAAATCAGGAGAGCTGTGATCGTCATTCCAGTCGGAGGCTAAAACAATATCAGCCAATACCGTCCCGGGAGGAAAATTCCCCAAGGCAATCTGAGCGTCCAGGTCTGCCTGAGTCCAGTCAGGAATCTGGTCTACTTTGTTGTGTAGAATTGAAATTGCCATTAGTTAAGTACCGGCTCGACTGTTCCGCCTATCAATTCACCCTTTGGCCCTCTTGCCACAGACAAGGCTTTTGGAGCGGCTGTAATCGCTGTCAGATTAGCCAACTGTTGACTTTGAACACCGAGGGTCTGAGTAAGTTGCGCCTGACCTTCCATCAAAGACTGCATGGCTAAGGCTAACTGGCTGGGCTTCTCTTCGCCTTCCAAGGTCAAACCGTCTACCAATTCGTCACCTTCGGCATTCAGCTTATTCAGACGCGCTTGGTGCGTTGCCATGTCTTTAGCATTCTCATGGTCAATCTTTTTGTTCATCCGCTCACGTTCAATTTCGAGTTCGTACTTGTCGGCATCACTCAACTCAGGATTTTCAACTTCTACAGTCGGCTGCGGTTGGTTAGCCGTCATCACTTGCAAGCGCTTGGTTTCTGCGTCGAATTGTTTAATCTGAAGCTCGGCAGACTTATCATCCAAAGCCTGTTGCTGTTGCATGATGACCTGATTCATTTCTTCCATTTGAGCATTCATCTGCTCTAATTGCATCCTGACTTCAGGAGGCATTGGATTCTCTTCGTCTTCAGGAGGCACAAGATTAGGTGGAAGTGTTTTCTTAATCCGTTCTGCAATCTCTTCACTACCCGGCCAATCCATTGCTTTGATAAACAGGTCGCCAGCAATGCCCATTAACTGAGGATTGCCTTGTAGGATTTGGCTCATAGCCTCTACTGATTCCTGACGACGAGTGTTGTAACTTGGCCCGGAGTTTACAACTACATCATAGCGCCCTACGTTCAAGTCATAGAACTTGTCAATAGCTTCGCCGTATTCCCCCTTCTCTTTTGACGGCTGATTGATAGAAACCATCTTTTCTGTGCCATCAAGTCCCAAAGTCCGAACGATGGCAGGCGTGTCGTAAATCTTAGGGATGAGGTCAACAAGGATTACACCACAGTAGCGGTCTGCTCTTGCTGCGTTGTCAATGAAGTGATATGTAGATGTATCGCCTTCTCTCTGACGGGCAATAATCGCTCGACCTGATTGCTCATTAGATGGTTGACCCAATCCGGCTTTCTGAATCCCAATAGTGTCCATCATGTCCTGAGCGACGTTTTGAGCTGCTGCAAGTACACCAGTCGGAGCGCCTGCGAATCCTTCACGCTGTGGACGTGCGGCTGAAGGGTCTGAATTGTAAGTTATGTAAGGCAGGTTTGTGGCGTTAGCTCCCGCCCACTCTTGCTCGTGTCCTTCTACTTGTGTGTTTGTTAATACAAACGGGGCCTTATTCTGTAGTGACAATAACTCAGTCTCACTAGAGCGCCAGAAGTTGAGCATACGCTGTGAATCTTTAGCGTAACGAATCAAGGAAATTAATTCGCGCTTACCATTGACCCACTTGACATCGCCCCAGATGGGAATCACTGGAATATAAGCCCCGGCCCATTCTCTCTCCTCTAATGGCTCTTTAGCGTCACCGCCTAAGAAGCACCACCTCACAACGTCCTTTTCAGATTCTCTTGTATCAACTACATTCATTCCCTCCTGCAATTCAGACTCCCACACAACAGAGCCATCATCCAAGAGACAAAGGGTAGCCTTCTCGGTCTCCTTGTAGAAGTATTCGGCAATCTTGATTTTCTCGCCTTTGTCCTGAACCCAGTTAGAAGTAGAGGACTCCCACCCCAACATATCCACATCAGGGAATCTGCTCTCAAATTCTTCCTTGGAGATTTCGTCCTCAACAAAGCACCACCTCCACCCTGAGCCATCCATAGAGGTGTCATCGCAATCGTAAGTCACCGCTAACGTGTTTTGGATGGGTTTAATAAAAATGTCTTGTGTGAAGGTTCCGGGAATGTACTCGGTGACAATCCGATAGAAACCCTTTCCACCTGCTACCGAGTTATCTAGCGCATTCTCCTTGCAGGCTTCTGCGTTGGATTGAGATTCGATATGCCGGATGATACCGCTATAGATTTCAGCTACTTCCTTATCGGCATGGTCATCCACCGGGCGCACTGAGATGGCTGGCGTATTCTGTCGGTAATCATTGGTTATCTGACGGACGAACTGCGGCATCCTGTTGACTGAAATACAGGGCCGACCATCAATCTCTCTTTGTCTGCGGATTTCAGAAGGCCATTGATAAGCCTCGTCATAGCAAAAGCGAACGTCATCCCTAAAGCAATTGTCTTCTGTAGACTGAGCATCCCGGCCTCTTTTGTACCGTTCACGGGCTTTTTTGATTAGCTTTTCGCCGCTGGTGAGCTCTTTTTCTCTTTTTTTATACGGCCCGCGTTTTTCGCCCATAGATTCGACCTAGACTAGGAAATTTCAAAAGAATTTCGCCTAGCCTAGATGGAATTTCGGGCAGAGTCTAGGGGTTTTCCGAAGTATTACCAATAAAACTCCAGCTCCTCTTCGGTTAGCTCTTTGCTGTAGACGTAGTGCCGAATGTCCCTTTCTTTATACTCTTTTACGCCGTTATACATCCTTACATAGACATCATGGCTGCGCTCGACGCCGTCCCACGACTTGACAATAACGCCTATCTTATTACCTTCTACAACCACAACATTTCCAAACTGAAACGAAGTCATAAATCACCCATCATTCGTAATGTAAGATTCTCTAATCAACCCCTGCTTGTGGCAAGAAACCTCATAGAGAATCCGACCAAAAAGGGAGCCTGCGAAGTTCTCTACGCACAAATGCTCGCCCTTGTCTAGCTTTGCCTTAGTGATACTAGCCACCATGTCGGCGATTATCTTTAGCTCTTCATGGTCTACGATTACGGGAACAGATGTGCTGATATGATGGACTGTCATAAATCACCCCGCTTTAATCATGGCAGCAAATATACTCATGCCTACCACAAAATACCACCATCGACGGTCTGTGAGATAAATATCAAAAGCGCCTGTAATCACAAGATTCAATGCTAGGCCGCCAATCAGATACCTTACAATTTCTTCAACCATAAATCACCCTCAAAAGCCCATGCTACCGCGTCCAAGCTGTTGAAATAATAGGGATTTATACTTAGACCCTATTAAACTCTATCACCCATACCCAAGGGTTTTGATTCCAGCTTCCTTGGCCGTTAATGGATTCCCAAAGCTGCGCGAACCAAGAGCGGGAAAAATCAGGGTATCCAAACTCTCTCGATACAGCGTCTATTGTTGGATGGCTGGGTGGCGTCCCCTATTAAAGCTCTGAAACTACTGGGTCAGTAATATGCGCCACTGAGCGCGGGCCGGTGCGAACTCGGTTATTGTTCATAACCTTGGCTATTCGCCTTGTCTGCGTCTTTCTCCCCTCCAGAATAGCCCTAACTTCCCAAGCCTTCATCGGCCAGCTTGCGCGTTCTTTCATAGATTAGCCTCCAAAAAAGCCAATCTTAGCAAGTGCAAGAACTTGAATTAATAAGGGAAAACCGTTATTACGATACTATGCCGTCGCAAAATTAAGCCAAAGCATTCCGCTTCTTGATTCCGCAAATCATCTGCCGCTTCTTTTTCTTCTTCCTGCCGTCCTCGTATTCAGCAAGGGCGTTTCTTTTCTTCTTAGCCATACGCCTTCTTTCTCAGAGCTAAAACATCGGCAAGGGACGCGCTATAGTATTCATCCTTGCATCCATCAAAATAACCAAGGGCGGCAACGCCACACGCAGCCAGCCGCATTCGCTCGCGCTCTAGCTCAGACTCTAGCCGGTCAATCTTAGCCTCTAAAGCCTTGATATGCTCAGTCTCTGGTAGCATTACCCTAACCAACTCTGTGCGCCTAAATGCCTATTATGAGCCACAGGGGCTTTT